TCGTAGCGTAATGGCAACAACAACCACTAATTTTGGGTGGGATATCCCCCAATCGACCGACCTAGTAAAGGATGGCGCAACCGCTATTGCTGCACTTGGCCAAGACATAGATACAGCCCTAGTTGATCTTAAAGGCGGCACTACAGGGCAGGTACTAGCTAAGGCATCAGGCACGGATTTAGACTTTTCTTGGATCGAACAAGATGACACTACTCTTTCATTCAATGCACAAACAGGCACAACTTACACATTAGTTGCAGCAGATCTTGGCAAACTTGTAACAACTTCAAACGCTTCGGCTATAACTGTCACAATTCCACCATCAGTATTTGTAGCTGGAAATCAAATTAACGTTCAATCAATCGGAGTTGGATTAACAACTTTTGCGGCTGGTGCTGGGGTAACTATTACATCGACCGGCGCAACAGCAGCGGCTCCTAGATTAAGGGCGCGATATTCAGCCTGCACCATTATTTGCACAGCAAGCAACACATTCACCGTAGTTGGTGATATTGCATAATGTCTCCTATTTTAGGAATTATTGCTTCTCAAAATTATCCGCGTGAGGTTTCTGTCGATGTTTTAATTGTCGCAGGTGGTGGCGGAGGTGGTGTTCGAGGCGGCGGTGGTGGTGGTGCTGGTGGTTATCGCACATTATCGGCTCAGATATTAAATCCAGGTACTAATTACACAGTTACGGTTGGTGCAGGCGGTGCTGGTGCACCATCATCACCTGATACTGCAAGCGGTACAGTTGGTTCTAATTCAGTTTTCAATGCTACAACTTCAGATGGCGGCGGCAGAGGCGGCGGAGCTACTGTCAATGGTGGTAATGGTGGTTCAGGTGGTGGCGGAGGTAACTCGTCATCCGCTGGCGGAACTGCAACTTCAGGTCAAGGTAACAATGGTGCTACAGGCGGCGCAGGCGGCGGTGGTGGCGGTGGAGCTGGTGCAGCAGGTACAGGTGGAAGCGGCACAGGTGCAGGCGGTAACGGAACTGCATCATCTATTACTGGAACATCAATAACTCGAGCAGGCGGCGGCGGTGGAGGTAATCGAGGTGGTGGCAACGCAGGTACTGGTGGCGGTGGAGCTGGTGGATTAGCTCAAAACCCAACTGGTACTGCTGGTGGCACAGGAACTGTTAACACAGGTGGCGGCGGTGGCGGCGGCGGTAATGGAGATAGCGGTAACTCTGTCGGTGGAGCTGGCGGTTCAGGTGTTGTCATTTTGAGATACCCAAGCGGCCGCGATATAACTATTGGTGCTGGTTTAACTGGAAGCACAGCAACAGATGGCGATAGTAAAGTAACTACAATTACTGCTGGCACAGGAAATGTGAGCTGGGCATAATGGCACATTACGCATTCTTAAACGAAGATAATGTAGTTACGGAAGTAATTACTGGAATTGACGAAACCGAGTTAATTGAAGGATTAGATCCCGAAACTTGGTACGGTAATTTAAGAGGTCAACTTTGCAAGCGCACTTCCTATAATGGGAATATCCGCTATAACTATGCAGGAATTGGTTATACCTATGATCCAATTGATGATGCGTTTATTGCCCCGGTTCCTTGCGATCATTCAGAACTAATACTTAACGATCTAAAGCGATGGGAATGTTCTAATGTCGAACATCAAACCAACACTATCTAAAGCTGCTCAACAATTAAGGGAACAGTTTGATGACACCTTCCCAGATCGTGATAGGCGTTCCGATGGCTGGATCGGCGATACACGTCACGCAGCACGCCCTAGCGATCACAACCCTGATTCAAAAACTGGGATTGTTAGAGCGATCGATGTTGATCGAGATGTCCATAAGTCAGGCAAACCCGACCTCATGCCCGATATTGCGGATCAAATTCGACTCGCTGCAAAGTCTGGCGAAAAACGTATCTCCTACATCATATTCAATTCCAAGATTTGCTCAGCCAAATCCCTTTGGCGTTGGGTCGCATATAAAGGAATCAATCCGCATGTTAAGCATTGCCACATATCTTTCACTAGCAAAGGTGATGAAGATGGCTCGTTCTTTAATATCCCACTACTAGGAGGAACCAAATGAATATGAAGCACCCAGCAATAATCTCAATCGGCGCATTCTTAGCTGTATGGGGAACTACTTCTAATTTTGCTTTAGATTACCGGGCAATTCTTGGCTCAATCGTCGCAGGCATCTTTGGTTATGCGACACCTAAAAAATGACACCAACGGATTACCTGAATCTTTATATTGCCACGCTTGCGATCGTGGGTGGCTTGGCTGGCTATGTGATCACGCACTTGCTGTCGGAGATTAAACGATTAAATGCGCGTGTTGATGAGATATATAACATCCTTCTAGAGCGATAATTTTATCTATGGCTCGTAAAAAGGTTATTGATCTCGATACATATACAGCTCTAGATGCCTGGGCAATTAGTCTCCAGGAAATGTATAGGGCGCTTCGCCGCGCTGGTTTTGAGGTTGATTTAGCTCTAGGAATTATTACCGAGCCATCGGCTTATCCAGACTGGATTCTACCTAAGCCTGATCTAATCCCACATACTTACGATGAAGATGATGATGAGGACTAATGAAACGAACCGTGGTCATTCCAGATTTGCAATGTCCCTACGAAGATTCACATGTTGTACGCAATCTCAGTTTATTTATTAAAACGTTTCGGCCCGATGCTGTCATTACTATCGGAGACGAAATTGATCTCCCACAAATCAGCCGATGGACAGAAAATACACCGGGCTGGTACGAGCAGACACTAGCTGAGGATCGCGATAGAACAGTCGATGTTCTTTGGTCGCTATTCGAGTATTCCAAAGAAGCCCACATGGTGCGGTCAAACCATACGGATCGTTTATATAAAGTCATAATGAAGAAGATCCCAGCATTTCTTTCCTTGCCAGAATTAAAGTTTGAGAAGTTTTTAAAGCTTGATGAAATGGGAGTCAAGTTTTGGAGTACGCCAATGCCTATCGCTAAAGGCTGGATTGCTATTCACGGTGATCTTGGCGGCCTAAATCCTAATCCTGGATTATCTGCCCTAAACCAAGCCAAGCGGCACGGCCAAAATGTCATTATGGGGCATACACATAGAGCGGGCAGGAGTGCCCATTCTGAGGCTTCTAACGGGGTTTTAAGACGTGTTCTCCACGGAGTTGAAGTAGGACACGCAATGGATTTAAAACAGGCTAAATACGTCTCTACGCCTAACTGGCAACAGGCATTCGCCATAGTTACTGAGAATGGCAAGAATGTCCAAGTTGACCTTATATACATCGAAAAGGATGGGACATTCCAAGTCCACGGCCGTCGCTATGGACGATCTCGATAACGATATAAAGCGCACGATCGATGATGCGGTCGATGATGCAGAATTGTTACCGTTTCGTTATATCAATCAACGCGGTTCTGTCTGCTAGTTGTGTCATTCTTACTCCAAGAAGCCAGAGAGTCTGGCAAAAGGGAGCAATATGAGTTTATTACAGTTGATCATCCTGGGCTTATGTTTCGGGATGTTTTTTATCGGATACAAGATTGGCCACAGAGACGGCTACATAGTAGGGCGCAAGGCAGTACGCAAGCATTATGAACAGCTTGATCAGGTCAGAGTATGATCGCGCGTGATTTCCTTACTGAAGCCAGAGCAGCAATCCAAGATCGTGGTCTCGACTACGGTCATCCGTCAGACAATATGGCTAGAACAGCAGCTCTCTGGTCAAGTTATCTTGAAATGCCGATTACAGATTATCAAGTATCGGTCTGCATGGTACTCGTCAAAATAGCCAGGAGCATGGAATCATCAAAAGTTGATCATTATGTAGATATGGCTGGCTATGTGGCTATTGCCGGACAACTCCACACAGAGGAGAATGAACTATATGTTTAAATTAGAAGATTACGAAACAGTCGAGGAACGCCTAGTTAAGTTCTGGAAGGAACATCCTGATGGTCGAATATCTACTGAGGTCGTTGAGCATAGTCTTCAGCGGTTTATCGTTAAGGCTTCTATCTTTAGAACTGAAGTGGATGCATACCCTTGGACTACTGGCTTTGCTGAGGAAACCGTATCTACGCGAGGAGTTAATTCTACGTCGGCGCTTGAGAATTGCGAAACGAGTGCGATTGGTCGTGCTTTGGCTAACGCGAATTATGCAGCGAAAGGCAAACGCCCTAGTCGTGAAGAAATGGCAAAAGTCAATCAGGCACAACCAAAACCGTTTGCTGAGAAGCTAAACGACAAGATCATTACGCCCGTTGAAGATGATCCGTGGACTGTTAAGGCAGTTGCTCCAGCAGCTAGTGCAGCGGAAGCGGTTGCCCTAGTCCAAGAAGTATTAGGCGGCACAAGCATCGATAAGGACATTCCATTATGTCGTAACTGCCACGATCACAAGCCGATGCAATGGAAAACTGGAGTCAGCGCCAAGGGCAAGGCTTGGGGCAAGTTTGACTGTTATGTATGCCGCGATGTGATTTGGTACAACATTTCAAAAGATGGCACCTGGAAACCACAAGAGGAGCGATCATGACAAGCTTACAATTTATGAATCAAGATGGTGAATGGGAATCTTATCCTGATGTCGATGTCATTCAGTATTACAAAGTCATTCGAGATACTGTTAAGGCATCTGGAATCAATACTCGATGCTGTTTATGTAATCGAGAGTTCGATGTCTCAGAAATTGTTATTTCAGGCGGATCATTAAAGGCAGGATTTACTTGGTCTTGCCCGGACTGCCACGCAGTAACTCTGGAGACTAATGTCTCAAAGTAGAAAACACCGCGGCTTTCGCACAGAGCGAGTAGTCGCAGATTATCTGAAGCGCTGGTGGGAAGGTGCTTCGGTAGGTCGAGGAGCTGGGCGAGACGTCATTAATGTCCCGTTCGACATTGAGATTAAAGCTCGCTCAGCACTCGATATTAGGGGGACACTCCGCCAGATCGAAGCTAGGACAACTAAGAGCGGACTTTTGGGATTCTGCTGTTTTCGTCTTAACGGCCAAGGCGAAAAGCCTGAGGAATACGTAGCAATGCTACGCCTTGGCGATCTGGTGGAGTTACTCATTGCAGCTGGTTATGAGAAGCGTAAAGATATAATTAAAGACTCAGATATAAGACGATGTAATGGATGCGGAGAGTGGACAATAAATGACCAATGCAGATCGTGCGAGGAACAATAATGAACTATTTGAATGGATGCATACGTGCCCTTGCGGTTACTCGCTCAAGTCTGCTTATGGCTTTCTCACGCAAAAGGAAATCAGTCGAATGATGCTCAATCATATTGAGTCAATGCATGGCAAGGTTACATAATGCCGATTTACGAATTTGAGTGTGTCAATGAGGAGCGTTGCCAGAGCAATCTCAGGTATGAAAAGGAGTATCCAATCAATGCAGATCACGATCTTGAATGCCCGTTATGTCATGAACCAATGCGTAAAATCTATTCATCAGTGCCGGTCATATTTAAATCAGGTGGCTTCTACTCGACAGATAAGTAATCCGCCACGCCGCTCTGAGCAGGACTTATGTCAAAGGTATTTGACCAAGGCGGTACACTTCTCTGCTAGAAGCCCTAAAGGCTTCAGAGCAAGCCTGAAAGGCGTAGCTTGCTCGGTAGCAGTCGTTATTGGGATATCTCTATCTATAGCTATAGCCGATAGATCTGAGGCTTCAATAGATGCAAACAAATCACTTAAATCATTAGCCAATCATCAATTAACTGATAAGCAATATAGCTGTCATAACCAGATAGTATTTAAGGAAAGTTCCTGGAGAATCGATGCTGTCTTAGGATCTCATTATGGCTATTATCAAATGAGGAATAAGCATATTAAAGGCAAGCCTTATGACTATCAGTTCTATATGTATTGGCACTATGTAGCAAAGCGTTATGGCATTACCAAGTATGATGAACCTAATTACTGCAATGCATTAAGACATCTTAATACTAAAGGCTGGCAATGAGTTCATTAAGCAATACCGGGTCGAGTGGTAAGTGGCGCAAGCTACGACAGTCGATCATTAAACGAGATGGATGTTGTCAGATGTGTGGGACAGAGGAACGATTAAGTGTTGATCATATAGTTCCACGCCATCTAGGCGGAGACGATAACCCAACTAATCTGCAAGTATTATGCAGCAGTTGCAATAGTAGTAAGGGGGGTAGGTTTTTTGATAGGGCAAGGACACAGATCGGA